CTACTTAGCGCCCTTGGTGCGGTTGCACAGTCGGCCCAATCTGCCACACTATCCACCCTTGCGGATGGTACTCGCCAGCTTGTTTTAGTCGGTTCTGCTAATTGGGCGGCGCCTGCGCTTATCATTGGTGATACCCTGGAATTGGTTGGTTGTAGAGACGCTACAACGGGTGCTAGTTTGGGGATTGACGGTGCTTGGAAGATTGCCAACGTAGCAACGACCAACCTGACTTTGGTTCTTCCGTTCTCTGACAGCATGACGATTCCCGCTGATTTTGCTACCGCCAACTGCGGTGGTGGTCTTATTAAGCGTACCGAACTTCGTGTGTCTTATTTGCGGGCTCTTGATTATGCCCGTGAGCGTGTGGAGTGGGCGCAGCGTCCGATCACGGATATTTCGGCTTCTATCCCGGCTTATATCACCAACGCATCACTTTCCGTTGCTTCTTTGGCTGCTGGCACGGCTGCCATCGGTGACGTGGGCGTTCAATATCGAGCAACCGCAACCGGCGCTGCTTCGGGCGCTCATATCGTTTCAGCAGCCGGAACCAATGCGGCTAACATTAAGGCGACTGCGGGTAGGTTGCTGGGCTTTGTGTTGACCAACAATGCCGCCACCAAGGTCTATGTGAAATTCCACAACACGGCTGCTACACCTACGGCTGGCGCTGGCGTTGTGCGGTCAGTTGGTATTCCAGCGGGGCAAACCATTTCTTATACGCTTGAGGGTGGTGTCGCCTTTGCCACCGGCATTGGTGTAACTATCGTGACTGGCGCGGCGGATGCGGATGCAACCAGCGTTGCGGCAAACGATGTTGTTGGCGATATATTCTTTGCGTAAGGGGTGTTGAAATGAAAATTACAGACTTGATTCGGCTTTTAGAAAACCGATTGTCTTATACGCAGCAACAGCGCCAAGTTGCATTTAACCGTGGGGATGCGGATGCCGTTGCAGTGATGGACGGTGATATTGCATCCACCCAATCTTCTCTTGCGGCGTTACGCTCCTTGGAACCGTGAAGTGCCTAAGACTCCTGCCTGGACCCGCGCAGAAGGGAAGAGCCCGGCAGGCGGCTTAAACGCCAAGGGGCGGGCCTCATACAACAGGGCTAACCCCGGCAAGCCTGGATTGAAACCCCCTCAGCCCGAGGGTGGCCCAAGGCGCGATAGCTTCTGTGCTAGGTCTGATGGTCAGCGCAAGATGCACAACATTAGTTGCTCTGAGACGCCTAAAAAGCGCATTTGCAAGGCGCGGCGAAAGTGGAAATGCTGACATGAATGAAGGTGAAATCCAGAGGAATCTAGGTTCGCTGTCAGCGAAAATGGAAAATATGGAATCCCGCTTAGGGGACATGAAGCGGGATATGGATATTCGATTCGAGCGGCAAGATGATAGGCTTGATGAAGTCATTAAAACTCTCAATAAGTTGAGTGGCGGTTGGCAATTTATTATGATGGTTGGTACGGTTGTTGGCATTGTAACTGCTCTTGTAACCGCTTGGAAAATGGGATTTGTAAAATGAGGCAGATCAATCAAGAAGGTTTGAATCTTATTAAGCAATGGGAGGGGCTTCACTTGGAAGCCTATCTTTGCCCTGCTAAGGTTTGGACTATTGGCTACGGTCACACCCTGACAGCTAAGAGTGGCATGAGCATTAGCGAGGCCGAGGCTTTCAATCTGCTGCGTGGCGACTTGGCAAGGTTCCAGCGTTGCGTTGAAGATGCTGTCCAAGTCACCTTGAATGATAACCAGTTTGCTGCGCTTGTGTCCTTTTGCTTTAATGTTGGCGAGGGCGCCTTTCGGGGTTCTACCCTCCTTAAGAAACTGAATGCCGGTAACTTTGATGCTGTTCCAAGTGAGTTGGCGCGGTGGAACAAGGTTGGAAAGAATGTATCTGCCGGGCTTGTCAATCGCCGGGCGGCTGAAGCTGGCTTGTGGGTGAAGGGCGCTTATGTGTCCAGTAACTACATTGAGCCTTCTGCCCCGTCTGACGGCAAGGGTTCTGCCGTGGCTGCGTATGGCGGTATTGCTGCCGCTGCCGCCACTGCCGCCCCTGCGCTTCAGGCCCTTAGCGGGGCTCCAATGTGGGTTGGTGTGGCAGTTGTAGCCGCTATTACGGTAATTGCCGCCATTGTTCTATTGAGGAAGAAATGATTGCTTTCGGGTTTATTTGGGCCAAGATTAAGGCGTATGTGATTGGCGCCGTTGCCGTTATCGGTATCTTGATGGCTGCTTTCCTTTCTGGTCGTCGGGAGGGTAAAGCCCTTGCCCGCAAGGATCAGCTAGAGGGGGCCTTGGATGGTTTTCAGAGGAGCAATGAGGCTTCTGCCGAATATAAGGGCAATGGTGGCGCTGTGGATGCCTTGGAGAAGGGAAAGTTTTGAAATACGTCCTTCCCCTTTGCTTGGTGGTTTTGGCCGGTTGCGGGCATAATACAGCCTTGGTTTGCCCAAGTATTATCCCGTACAGCCCTAGTATTCAACAGGGCGCGGCGGTTGAATTAAAGACTTTGCCTAGCAATTCTATTGTTGCTAGAATGATTGAGGATTATGGTGAACTTCGTGCCCGCATTCGGGCTTCTTGTAAATAGGAGAGTGTTATGAAGATGATGAAGCCTAAGATGAAAATGGGTGGTGATATGGAAATGTCCCAGCCCCGCTTTGCGGCCCGCGCTATGCGTCCTGGTGGCATGAAAAAGGGTGGCATGGCCCATGCTGATGCTGCCATGGATAAGAAACTGATCCGCAAGGAAATCTCCCGCGCCGATAAGATGGAAGGCGAGGGCATGAAGAAGGGCGGTAAGGTTAAGTATGCCAAGGGTGGCGGTGTTGAAATGAAGGGCAAGACCAAAGGGAAGGTTGTGTGATGAGCGACCTTCCACTTCCGCCTCGCCCCCCCTTTACGCGGTCCCGTTCGTCGGCGCGATAGGGGCATGACTGAGGATGAGGTTTTGCGTGATCGTTCTGGCATTAGTCCTTTGGCCCGTGAACCTATGATGCGTAGCGCGGACCCCGGATATGCTGTTGGGGGAAAACAAATGATGGACCCTGCTAATTTTGAATATGCCAATCGTATGCGAGAGGATGCCCGCAAGGGAACGCGCATGAAGGCCGGTGGCAAGGTGAAGAAGATGGCTTCTGGTGGTTCTGTTAAATCATCTTACACCCGTGGTGATGGCTGCGCTATTAAAGGTCACACTAAGGGTAAATCGGTTTGAAGTGGTATAATCATCATGAAGAAAACAAAGGTTGAGAAAGTTATGGGTGAATATAAGCAAGGTAAGCTAACTACCCATGGCAAGAAGGTGACTAACCCCAAACAGGCTATTGCCATTGCGCTTTCTGAGGCTGGTAAAACCCAAAAGAAAGCCAATGGTGGTAAGGTGAGTGTGGTTCTATGAAGCCTGTTTGGGAGCGTAAAAGGCCGAAAGGGCTAGGGAAACCCAAGCCCCTATCTGATAAGCAGAAGGTTTCTGCTAAGGCCTCTGCCAAGGTGGCTGGTCGCCCCTATCCAAATGCTGTTGACAATATGCGGGCTGCAAGGAAGAAGTGATGGCAAAGAATTGGATTGCTGGCGCCATTAAAAAGCCAGGGGCCTTGCGTAAGTCCATGGGAGTGAAGGAAGGCCAGAGCATCCCCAAAGGGAAATTAGCCAAGGCTGCAAATGCGCCCGGCAAATTAGGGCAGCGGGCTAGGCTGGCTATGACGCTAGGGAAGATAAGGAAGAAGTAATGCCTACTAGCGGGACGGCAACTTGGAATATCGAAATAACCGATTTGATCGAAGAGGCTTACGAAAAAGCTGGCCTTGATGCTCGGACTGGTTATGACTACAGGACTGCCCGGCGTTCCCTAAATATGATTAGTGCTGAATGGTCTAACCGGGGTTTGAACCTATGGACCGTTGAACAGGCGTCTATGACGCTTTCTCCCAATGTATCTACATATAGCCTTCCTGCTGATAACATTGATGTGACGGACGCCATTGTTCGTTTGGCTGGACAGGGTTCTAACTTTGATTATCCGCTATCGCGTATTGGCGTGACGGACTATGCAACCCTTCCCAATAAAGGAACCACAGGGCGCCCCTTACAGATTTACGTCCAGAAGCAAGTTAGCCAATCATTCATCCTTTGGCCTGTTCCTGACCAAGCCTATACCCTATTGTATTGGCGCCTGAAGCGTATGCAAGACGCCACTAATGCACTTGATAACATGGACATTCCGGTTAGGTTTGTGCCTGCCCTAGCGGCTGCTTTGGCTTATCAGATTGCCTTGAAGCGTCCAGAGGCCGTTACACGGGTTCCAATGCTGCAAGCTGAGTATGAACGGCAGTTTGCCTTGGCGGCAGAGGAGGATCGGGAGCGGTCTCCTGCAACCTTTGTCCCCTGGAACTATAGCCGGATATGACGCAGAAGTTCGCCTTTGGTAAGCGGGCTTTTGGGTTCTGTGACCGCTGTAACTTTCGCTATCCACTAGCGAAGCTGGATTGGCAGGTGGTGAACCAGAAGCCAACGGGGATTAAGGTTTGCTCTGCCTGCAATGATGAGGACCATCCCCAGCTACAGTTGGGTAGGTTCCCGATAAATGACCCTGTGGCGCTGCTTAATCCAAGGCCGGACGTTGATCCTGGTAGGAGTTTATTTGGTTGGAATCCTGTGGGGAATGCGGCTATATTTGCCACTGGACTTGTAGGGATTGTGAATGTAAATATACCACCACCCTATGTAGTGTGGTATAATAATTCAAATGCTCCTGCTTATTGGACCAACCAATCTGGCGTTCAAGTTAATTGGGTCAATAATTCGTTTATGGGTATATAGACATGGCTCCTGTTCCTAACCAATTTGCAAATGAAACTACTCCGGTTGAATTAGTGAAGTTGGATGAGAATTTTGCTGCCTTTCAAGCTGCTACTGGTTCTTCTTTAGTTGGTTTTACTCGAACGGAGCCAGGCTTTGTTGCTCGAACCGCCGAAGAAAAATTACGCGAGATTGTCAGCGTCAAAGACTTTGGCGCGGTGGGCGATGGCGTGACCAATGACACAGCGGCAATTCAGGCAGCGGTAAATTCAGGGGCTCGCGCAGTATATTTTCCAGCCACCGCAAATGGCTATCGTGTCACGTCTAAAATTACCTTATCCACATCAAACCAAACTTTGTTTGGCGATGGCCTGTTTTCTTCTTTTATCAATCTTGTTTCACACAACTTTGACGTGTTTGAAATTACGGCGGTTGGCAACGTCACCATCCGCGATTTAGGTGCTATTAACTATGGTTTGGCGTCGTCTGGCTATTTTATCAATGCGGCTGTGCCTTACAGCGTATTGATCGAAAATGTCTATACAAACGGTCTTCATAGCGGCGTTTTAATTGGCACGGTTGGTTCACCATCTGGCGGTTCTCGCTCGGCCATTAAAAAAAGCCGTTTTCTCGATATTGCTAAACTGACAGGCTACGGGATCATTAAACGCGGCACATCAGAAATATTTGACGTGATTGACTGCCAGATTGGGCGTTTTGGAACAACCGTGGCGGCTGATAACGCGGCGGCTGGTATTTTGTTGCAAGGCGGCGTTGCTATCAATCTGGAGAATTTACAGATCATGGGGGCGGGAGCGCCGCTACTGGTCCAACCAAATGCGGATGGAGTTTCTCATGTTACCCTTGACCGGGTTTGGGGCGATAGTTCATCCGGCAACGGTATGTTTATTGATGGGTCTTCTGGATCGGTAACCGATCTGCGCGCCGTTCAAAGCTGGTTTGCATCTTGTGGTGGAGACGGGGTACGCATCATTGGAAACGCCCGCGATGTAAAGATAAACGGCAATAATCAACTTCATAGCAATGTCGGGCAGGGAATTAACGTCGCTGCTGGAGCAACTGTAAATGGCCTAAGCATTCAGAATAATTCAATTGGCGGCAATGCTTCCAACGGCATCACTATTGGCGCTGGCGCATCTGAATTTGCAATCCAAAATAACCAGATCGGTACGGGGTCTGTATATGGCGCAAATGCAAACGGAATTGTTCTGAGCGCAGGCGCAACCGATAGATTTGTCATCTCAGGCAACAACCTTCGTGGCAACACTGGCGCTGCGCTAGTCAATTCCGCAACAGGGACTTCAGCCAGAATTGAAGGAAATCTCGGGTATAATCCCGTAGGCACTTTTAGCATTACGGTAGCGGCTTCACCTTTCACCCACACGGCGGGCGCGTCGCCAGAAACCGTTTTCATAAACGCGGGGACCGTGTCCTTGGTCACAGTGAACGGTGTTGGTGTGTTTCAGCAAACAAACTGCACTGTCCGGCTTGAGCCTTTCCAAAGCGTTGTAGTCACTTATACGGCGGCTCCTGGTATGGTTCGGAGCGTTTCGTAATGGCGCCGATTGACCCGCGCTATTTTGGCAAGTTGAAGTTTTAGTTTTAAGAAGGAATAATGTGATGGACAAAAAACAACCACTTCCCGTTGTTGGTGAAGATTACAACCGTGGTTTGAAAGGTGTATCTATGTCTGTTGGTAGTTTTACAACGGCAAAAGATTATCCGCCGAAGAAGCCATCCGCGAAGATTCGCGGCACAGGCGCGGCCACTAAGGGAACCATGTTCCAGGGCGATCAGTAATAGGTAAGCGGCAATGAATTACGCAGAACTCTCGCAGATGCTGCAAGACTATACTCAGAATTATTCTTCTGAGTTTATTGCCGCTATTCCCGACTTTGTGAACTTGGCAGAGGATCGGATTTACAAGGCTGCTCAAATTCCTGCGCTAAGGAAGGTTCAAGCCTTCACGCTAACTGCGAATGACAAGTATTTTAGCGTTCCAAGTGATTTCCTTTCCGCTTATTCCGTTGCGGTTATAGCGGCGGGTTCTTATAGTTACCTTCTGGAAAAAGAAGCTGGTTATCTAAATGAGGCTTTCCCTGTTGTTGGTTATCGTGGGGTTCCAAGGGTTTATGCTGTAATTGACGAGGACAGGTTGGCATTTGCCCCTACTCCTGGGTCTGCTTATAGTATTGAAATGTATTACTTCTATGAGCCGGAAAGCATTGTCACAACCAATACTAGCTGGCTTGGTGAAAATGCGGAGAGTGTATTGTTTTATGGTGCTTTGATTGAAGCCTATACTTATATGAAGGGCGATGCTGACTTGATTGCACTTTATACCACGCGCTATAATGAAGTATTGGCTAGATTGAAGAATCTTGGCGAGGGTCTTAATAAGAAAGACAACTTCCGTATTGATGCTCCACGCCTTCAGGTGACATGATATGATAAATTCAGCATATTGCACGTCATTCAAAAAACAGCTTTTGGAAGGGGCGCATGACTTCCGTGTTGGTGGGAATGTCTTTAAGATAGCCCTATACACTGAGGCCGCTAACCTTAATTCCAGCACCACGGCCTATACCACTTCTGGTGAGATTGTGGGGAGTGGCTATACCGCTGGCGGTTTGACTTTAACCCAATCTAGTCCGGTGGAGTTTGGTGCTAGTGGGATTGTGACCTTTTCCAATGTGTCTTGGACGGGCGCTACAATAGCCGCTCGTGGCGCATTGATCTACAATTCAACCCCCGTTCATACATATACCAATCCAGCCTGTATTGTGTTGGATTTTGGTATTACTAGAACGGCCCTCAACAATACGTTTGAGATTCGGTTCCCTGCTGCCACCGATCAAACGGCGATCATAAGGGTGTATTGACATGCCTTCAACTTATTCAACGTCTTTGCGACTGGAATTGATTGGGGCTGGTGAGCAGGCCGCGAATTGGGGCAACATCACCAATTTCAACCTTGGAACATTGCTGGAACAAGCGATTTCGGGGGTGGAAAATGTAGCTATTTCAGGGACTAGTTACACCTTAACCACGGGGAGCGGTGTGGTGGATCAGGCTCGCAATGCGGTGATTAACCTGACCGGAACGCTATCGGCTAATTGCAATGTGATCGTGCCTTCTGTGGATAAGGTTTATACCATCCGCAATTCCACCACTGGTGGCTTTTCTGTGGTGGTCAAGACTGCTGCTGGATTGGGCGTGACGGTTGCTAGTGGCAATACTCAAACCATGTATTGCGATGCGACTGATGTTGTTTCGGCTTCCGTACCGATCAATGCAACCAATGGAAATGCTGCGGTTACTGGCGCTTTGAGTGTTGCTGGAACCTCAACACTTACGGGGAATGTTACCGCAACAGGAAATATAGCTGTTGGTGGCACCCTTACACAAGGCGGCGGCGTGGTGATGCCAACCGGCGCCATGCTTGAATATGCTGGCTCTACTGCGCCGACAGGCTGGTTGTTGTGTGACGGTTCTGCAATTAGCCGAACTATTTATGCTGCTTTGTTTGCAGTTTTAAGCACAGCTTATGGGGCGGGGGATGGTTCAACCACCTTTAACCTACCCGACCGGCGCGGTAAGTTTGGTGTTGGTGTTGACGGCACATATACGCGCGGTTCAACGGGGGGGGGCACAACCACCTCGTCTGCTGGCTCGCACACCCATACGGGTGCCACGGGTTCGACGACACTTACTACCGGACAGATTCCAGCACACAACCACACTATCATTGATCCTGGTCACACACACTCTTCATCACCTGCATTTCTTACGCAAGCTGGCGCTATTTTCTTCGGTGGAACAGGCGG